ATTGAGTTAAATCAATTGTTTCTTTTTGTTTTGTACCTGGCTGTGTCGGGTCATCAATCTCTACTTCATAATCTTTACCATATCCTAAGATTCTGGCTGCAATCATAATAGCGTTCTTATCACCCATTGTAAGGTCTACATACTTTATAGGTGTACCTTCACCATTTGATATAATAAGAGATTGAAATAATCTATCTAATACTGAACCATCTTTAATATAAGATTGGGTAGTTAAGATATCTTCTTCTTTAGCAGTCATATACTTCATCTCTATCTTTCCAGTTGATAGAGGATTATCTTTCGAATATATAAGACCTTTGGAAGGTAAATCTACGATTTCTGTTGGAAATTTGTAATCAGAAACCTTTTTTTGCTCGTATTGTTGTTTAGCGAGCTCCACCATATCCTCATTGGAAACTGGTGATTTGTAATCATCTTGTAATTTTTCTTTACTCATAACGTTTCTCGTTTTAAAACTTTTTTAATATTGGTTAACCATATATAAATATACAAATAATATTAATTAAACGAAAAAACCTCAACATTTCTGTTGAGGTCTCTCATTATTTAATTTCTAATATATAAATATAACAATCTGAAATTAATATTGTAATATTGCGTAATCGTATGCAAGTGTTAAATCTACAGTTGCTAAATCTTCACCAGTATAATCCATGTCTGAGAATTTTGCTGTTTCGATGAAAGCTCCTTTTAACGTCCACTCTTCTACTTTATCACCAACAGGACCCAAACTGTTAAATGTGATATCTTTTTTATAGAAGTCGGAGTAACCATCTCTACCTGTTACTGATTCGTGGTGTAATCTTACCCACTCCATTGCTGCTTGCGCTGCTGATGGAACTACTGGGTCGTATAATGATATAGTTAAACTACTCCACTCACTTCTTCCTTTTACATATCTTCTAACATTGATATGGTCGATTGTAACCTTACCATTTGCTATTTCTGGTCTGTTAGCGGCTTTCACTAAGTACGCTGGAATTCCTTCTATGTACATAATGAATCTGTTTGACATCTTCGGTTCGAATGATGTAAACATTACTTCTGTTGGGTCTAATAATTGTGCCATTTATGTTCTCCGTTTCTAATTCTTTAATATAAATATAGTTTATTTCAAAAAATAGTTAGTCCCCCTTAAAAAAGGGGAACTAATTTATTTTATACTATTCTGGAAATGCTGCTCCAGTTGGTAATACATTGAAATCAAGTACTATAAACTCTGCTGTTTTTGCTGGTTGTAAGAATATCTCACCTACCATAATGTTTCTATCAATTACATCTGGAGTGTTGTTGGTTTCATCCATCTTCACTTTAAATGCGTATAAACCTTGTCTTTGTTGGATTGATTCTAAATAAGGATTAACGATTGATAAGAATCTATTTCTCGTAGCTGCTGTGTTGTTTTCGAACACTAAGTAACGAGTAGATGATGCGATGAATTTCTTCACTGCGATTAACAATCTTCTTACATTGATTCTATCCAATGCCGATGGTTTAGCTTGTAATGTTTTCTGTCCAAATACAGTAACACCTTGACCAGGGAACGTAGCGATTGGATTCATTCTACCTTCGTAAAGTGCATCTCTCTCAACTCTCGTTAATCTTGTCTTAGCTTCAATTACTGAAGTTAATCCACCTCTGTTCAATCCAGCTGGTGCGAACCATTCAGCGGCAACCTGGTCGTTAAATGCTATAACGCCTGGAAGTACAACCGATGGCGGAACCCATACTGGTTTGTTCTTATCTGTATTAAGTATCTTAACCCAAGGATAGTAAGATGCTACATAGTTTGAATCAAATGCTTGAACTGCGTTAACAGCCGTTGAAATTGAATCACTCCATGCAGATGCATCCATTACAAAGAATGTATCTTGTCTATCTTCACACATATCTTTAGCGAAAGTAGTTACTGAAGAGTGTAATCTGTGGATAACACCTGGTAATACTAACATATTGATATCAAATTCATCAGGATTAGATACAGCGTTTATTGCTTTTCTGTATGCTAATGTACCTGCTGCTGTGTTTGAAGATAAATCATATCCTTGCGAATTTCCTGCTATGATATCGTTTCCTAAAGAAACAACTCTATTTGGTTTGAATCCATCAAAACCACCTTGGAAAGGTACTAAGAACTTTCTAGAGTTAATAGAAGTTGCGTTATCATTTAATGAAATTGCTGATGTATTAGGTGATGCTGATGATGGGAAGTTAGCCCCAGCGTCTTGATTGTAATCACCTAAATAGAATGCCGTACCTACACTAGCTCCAACCTTTGGTGTTGGTGCTAAGAAGTTTCTGTTATCTGTTCCAGCGAAATCAAAATCATATCCCCAAAATCTTTTAGGATTATATGAATCATTAATTTTTTGTGCTGCTACATAAGATGGATTAGGTAATGCGAATGCTGAACCGAATGGGTTTTGTATTGCTCCGAATCCGAAAGGTACTAAACTTTCATCAATTGCTTTGTTCATTACTGCTGCACTTGCTTCAACTCTAATATTTTCTGAATTGTTAGCGTAATCACCATTAGTTGATAATTTACCATCATCATCTACAGTAATATACTTATCACCAATTACTCTAACAATGTAGTTTGGTGAATCAGGGTCTAAGTTAACACCTTGAAAGGTTTCAACTAAATTAGGTCTGATATCAGAATCAACTACACCTACAAATGGTGAACCAGCAATCTTATCTTGGTCAACTCTTCTTACTACTACAGTAAATGAACCATATTCAGAACCAGGAACTGAACCGGCTGGCTTAATATCTTGGATACCAATTTTAAATTCGTAGTTAGTTGCCGTACCATGTGATAATGTATGGAACTTAAATAAGTTAGTAGTATTACCACCAACTTTTTGTGATGTAATAAATGGTGTAGATGCTTCAGTATAAGCTTTACCATAATCAATATCTGAACTTGTAGCGATAGTTACTACAGGAATCTCACCGGCTTTAGCGAATGATGCTGATTGGAATGTTTTAAAGTTTGAATAAACATATGCATCTTCTGCACCTCTTGCTGAAAATCCAAATGATTTAGTATAATAATTATCACTAGTCGGGTTTAAAGATGCTGAATAAAAATGTTCAGCTGCTTCAGAACCTGATAACTTTAGTGAAAATATTGATGCTGAAACATCTGTACTTGCTAAGTGGTCTGTAATTGTTGATTTAATGAACACATCTGTATCGGATACGATATCATGTGTTGGGTGTAGTACACCTACTACTTTTGCACCATGTGATGATGATACTGTCAATGCTACTGGGTTTTCTAATTTGTACCCGTCTTTTCCTAATACTCTAACGATTGTTGCAGTACCAGCATCTTCTAAATAAGCTTGTGCAGTATATGGTAGATATGAATCTTCTGTCAATCCACCGAATACTTGTTGAAACTCTTGAAAAGATGATACTGTTGTTGGAACGAATGCTGGTCCTTTAACTGCTGAACCTATTAATGCTGCTCCAATTTCGCCAATCCCTTGAGGTAGAAATGACAAGTCCTTTTCTCTCGTAAAAACTCCAGGACTTACTATTCTTTCTGCCATTTGATTCTCCTATTAATTTCTTTTGGTTTTTATTATATCTATAAATACATCAAAAAACTCAAAACGATTATATTTATGCGATAGGAGTGAAAGTTCCATTTTCAATATCGAACTCACCATTACCATATTTCTCTTTGAATTCATTGGTAATAGCAACTTCTTCATTTCTCATAGACTTAAACTGTTCAGATAGATTATCTTTAGCATCTTCAATATTTTTCAATATCATTTGTGCATTCAATCTTTCTACCTCTACCTCACCTATTCTTGCTGTAACCTCAGCAAAATCGCTTCTGAATTTGTTAACTCTTTCAATATCTTTTTCATCGATATTGATAACTTGTTTTTCCGTAATTTCTTTTACTTCTGCCATAACTTTAATGTTTTTTAATTTGTTTGTTATACTTTATGTGTATATAAATATGAGAATTTTTTTCTAAAGATTAAATTTTAGGAGTTGTTTTCCAAACTATCTTCGATGCACCAAATGCTTTTTGAGTATTTATTGTATTTTTACCTCTATCTTCTGGTACTAAATACGCCTTAGCAGTTAGTGTTACATTACTTCTAACGATTCTTTCTTCACCCACTCCATTGGTTGTATCAAACGAATAAGATTCTCCTTTAATTTGGAATTTGTATCTTTCACCGAATGCACCACCCTGAAAGTATATGATTTGTTCTACAACCTTATTCAAATCTTCCATAAAATCACACCATACAATTACATCATATGCTATATTAACGTAATCTGGCCTATCTACTATATATTTCTCTATAACAGGTTTTTGGTCTTGTAAAAGAGAAAATTGGTCATATCTATTTTCTTTTGAATATTTTTTAACAAATGATTGTGATGTATCTTCATCAGTCATTACTTTCAATTTAGAATACTCTGTATTGATATCTAATGAATTTCTTTTAAACGAAATCAATGGTGTTTGTACCTTACCATTATTATCTCTTAGGAATCCTTCTCTTTGAGCAGATGCCCAATTTTCAGGAGATGCATACATTACAGGAACAGGAATAAATTTACCATTTTCTTCAATAAGTGGTTTAACATCCTTTTCCAAAAAGCTTTTAAATGCTAAATCAATATCGTAAATACCTACGTTTACGTTTTTAACATTATCTTTTCTACGAGATACTTGTTTAGATTTATTCAATTTAGGGTCATCTGAAAAAGAACTTTGGGTTCTTTTCAAATCAATCTTATCATCTCTCTGTATTCTATATCTTTGAGCCATATTAGATTCCTACTGGTAAATCATTATTATCTTTATTAACACCTACTCTAAAATCATCTTTTAATTTTAGTTGACTTCTCTTAGCCACATGCGTTTCACATATAATAGATACACTATATCCATGCTCATCACCACCATCCCAAGTAGTTGGGTTTTTACCTGCGAAAAATTGGTTTTGGAATGTTACATCTACAATGTGTTGTTCATCGTTCCATTCAATTACATCACCTAATTCAGGAAATATATTTTTATCTACTAATGTATCTCTTAGGAAGTAGAAGTTTACGTTTCTAGTATAAGATGTACCAAACTCATCAAATACAGCTTCTGCGTTTGTTCTATCAACTAATGTTGGTATTTTTACAGGATTATAATAAACTTTGTTTTTACCTTCACCATATAAGTTTTGTTTTGTATCTTCTACAATGACCTTATAGTAATACACTTCGGTATCTATGATATCCGTTATCAACTCTTTGTTTATTTTACTAAACAAAGCCATATCTCTTTGTCCACCGAATAATGCCATTTGTTACCCTATATAAATTGCACGAGGTACTCTACTTAAAGTAGCTTCCATCGCTTCTGATTCTTCTTGTTGTGCTTGAAGTAATGCTTTTCTAGAAGTAGCTTCTAAGTTTTCTCTTAATTCTGAAATTAGGATTTCCTTTTCTGATGCTGCTTCACTTCTTAAATCAGCCCCATCTAATGTTATTTCTGAGTTAGGAATTGGTACTGAACTAAACTTAGCTCTTACTGCACCTAACATTTCTTTAGCCAATGCTAATGTATATTTTTCAACCCACCTTCTACCTACGTGGTTTATATGTGTATATTCAATTCTATCATATTTAGCATTTGAATAATCAGATACTACTGAATTAGCTACTATTGGGTTATTTCTTTCTGATTCTAAAACATAGTGAAAGTGCACTGTATAATCTCGTTCTGGTTTTGGAAATATTCTAATTCTATTGTTTTGAATATCAAACCCATATTGAGATTTACGAACCTTATCATTAAATTCAATCGCTTGAACTCTTAATAAATCATCATAAAGTGGTTGCATCATAAATGAAACACCTGGCGAATAATTACCCCATCCAAATGTATCCATCATTTGTTGTGAACCTAAACCAGTTCCTACGAATGGGTCAAAGTATCTAACCATAGCAGGTGGTGCGTTATGCATCATCTTTTTTATTTCGAATTTATCAACACCAGCAGTTCCACTTTCTAAAGATGCTCCTGAATTGGATACGTCTTGTAAATCATATATTTGTTGTCCTTTTTTAGCTGCGAATGAACCAGTATAATATGTTACACTACCACCACTACCTACTTCAGAACCATAATCTTTTGCTAAAGTTACTAATCCACCTAAATTAGCATTCATTTGTTTTTGAGATAAATTAGAACCAGTTGCTTGGCCTTTTATTGAAAGTAAATTTTCTCTAATATTAAATTGATTTACTTGAGATGAGTATTCTGTTACAGCTTCTTCAAAACAAGCATAGAAGTTTATGTCCTGTAGTTCTATATCAACTATAGGATAACCCAAACGTTTTGCGCACCAACCGGCTGTTTTATCAGCTGATGATGTGAATTCTAAATCGGTATCATAGTATCCAAAAGGTGTACTACCTTCTGAGAAAGATGATGAACCCGGCCATATTGGAATGTTTACTGCCATTTACTATCTCCTAATTCTTTTATATAAATATGAGAATCTTTAAGAATCACTTTGTTTTGTAACTCATTGATACTCAGAGCTTTTCACTATCACTATCATAACCCATTGGTTTTCAGATAGTTATGTTATTTTTTCTTTTCTTCACAAGTATATGTATTGGATACTGCGCTATCATCATTAAGTTGAATACCACCGGTTGTACTTGTTGCTAAGAATCCTGCTCCAGCTAGAGTAGTTCCAGCTGAGTTTGTATATACTGTATCACCAGTTGTTGGTAATGTTCCACTACCATCGTGATAGAAGGTTGTATCGGGTGAATTTCCACATACCTGGCTATTGTTCGGACTACCATTTGCTGTAAACGCTGTAACGGAAACTTTATCGTGGTCGTATGAGTAAAACTCACTCATTTGATGAGGAGCATTTCCATCTGGTCTATCTGAAGTTGAATTTGCCGTATTGATTGTACCATACATTCCTATACTACATGAATATAAACCTACATTACTGTAAGTGGCATACCCATTATAATTATTAATACCGAGTTCTCTTCGTATTGAGAACAAAGATAACATACCTGATGATGGAACTGCCATTACATTTTCCCTTTAAGTTGATTAATTTCTGATTTCAATTCATCAATCTGAGATTGTTGTTCTTTCATACCTTCAATTAATACTGCTACCATTTTTTCATAATCTACAGTTTTATATAATGTTTTATCATCTTCATCATCGTTTAAGAGTGGTTGTTCATGCTCATGCACAATATTAGGTATAACCTTTTCTACTTCTTGTGCGATTAATCCTAAATCACGCTTACCTTTTCTACTACCTGCATTCCAATCATACTCAACACCTCTAAGTGCTTTGATTTTATCTAATGGATTTTCAATTGTGGTTACATTATCTTTTAATCTTTCATCAGATATTGTTGTTGAATAAGCAACAACATCACCATCAACGTGTAAAGTACCACCATTAGCTAATCTCATATCTTCTGCACCGGCAGCATACCATCTAATACCTACAGAAGCATCGTAGAATGTATAGTCGTGTGTGTTACCTGTGTAGATGTCTGTAGATGTTGAGTTTCTACGTCTATCATTTTCTAAACGGAACGAAGTTCCACTTAAAGTCATACCATAGTTTCCATCTGCTGAATAGGTTGTGTTGGTATTTGTAACTGTAGAACTAATTTCGCCATCATCAGTAATTTCAATACCATCACCTGCTGAAAATTCACCTATAATATCTGCGGAAGATGGTATTGATAATGCTTTTGATGTTAACCCAGTAACGTGTCCATATGTATCTAATGTTACATCTTGAATTACTGTGTTACCACTATTATTTACTGAACCTGCTGATGAAGTATCAGTATGAGAGAATGTAGTTCCACTTAGAGATAATCCACTTCCAGCAGAATATGTTGTGTTGGTATCAGTATTAGTATCTGTTGAGGATATTGTTATATTACCACCACTTTCTGAAATTGATACGTTTGAACCAGCGATAAAATCTAAAGATTCAGTACTACCTAAAGTATTACCACCTGCAGTTACGTTTCTAAATGTGTTAGTGTTTGTATCCGTTGAGGATATTGTTACTTCACCTCCTGATTCGTTAATACTAACGTTTGTTCCTGCTATTAGGTGTAAAGTTTCAGTTGAACCTAATGAAGTTCCAGTTTCACCAGATGTTGTTCTTACGGCTCTAAATGTGTTAGTATCTGTGTTAGTATCTGTTGAGGATATAGTAATAGCATTGTTTGTAGATGAATAACCTAAAGATACATTTGTTCCAGCGATGAAGTTTACATTTTCTCCTGATGTAATTGTTCCTCTACTTATACTATTAACAAATAAATCCCATCCATTATAATTGTCATAAGTAGATGATAAACTGAATGTAGTACCACTTAGAGATAATCCAGTTCCTGCTGAATATGTAGTGTTAGTATTTGTATCACTCCAAGGAACGTTAACAAACATCTTACCAGATGATAATTCTACAGGATAATTCTTTCCACTTTCAGTATATCCAATTTTTACTAAACCTAAAGTAGAAGAAGTTGCCGTTGAATAAGTGGTATTTGTATTAGTATCGGTTGATGATATTTTGATTTGGCCATCATTCTCTCTTGTTACTGTAGTTGCACCACTACCAACTAATCGTACTAAATCATCAGTTCCACTATTAGCATCTAATTTTAGATATGGATTTGTATTTGAACCATCATATTGAATTGCTTTTAACAAATATGTAGTATTTGTATCGGTGTTTGTATCTGTTGATGATATATTAAATACGCCTGTTGATGTTTCTGAGATTGTAACATTACTTCCACCAACTAAGTTGATGTTTCCAGTTCTATATGTGCCTGTATTATCTCTTCTAATTTGAGTTACAGTATTTGTATTAGTATCGGTTGCACTAATTACACCTTCTTCAATTGTTACATTAGAACCTGCTGAAAATGCTTCTCTAACTTCTGAAGTTGATAACTGAGTGTTAGTATCGGTATTAACTACTGTTTCAGTTGCAGTTGATAACCCAGTAACGTGTCCGTAAGTATCTAATGTGATATCTTGGATATATGTTCTACCACTATTATTTGATGAACCTGCTGATGAGGTATCACTATGTGAAAAGGTTGTTCCACTTAGAGATAATCCACTTCCAGCAGAATATGTTGTGTTGGTGTTTGTATCTGTAGATGTGATTGTGAATACACCTGCAGAACCTTCTGAGATTGTTACGTTTGTTCCACCAACTAAATTAATATTTCCAGTTCTATATGTACCTGTATTATCTCTTCTAATTTGAGTTACAGTATTTGTATCTGTATTGGTATCACTCCACGGAACATTTACATACATTTTTTCTGAAGATACCTCAACTGGGTAATTCTTTCCATTTTCAGAATATCCAATTTTGAATCCACCTCTTGTTGATGATGAACCAGCAGGTAGAGAGTATGCAGATGTGAATGCTCCAGTACCCAAACCACGCGTTCCTACAACACCAGAACTATTAATCACTAAAGCTTTTGATTCTTCACTAGAATCTAATCCTGTAAATTTAACACCACCACTTGCTGTTAAAGTACCGCTGAAGGTTTTGTTACCTGAAAATGTTTGTGTTCCACTTAGATGAGCCGTATTTGTTGATAAATATGAATCTGCAATAACATCACCATTCCAAGTAGCGTTTGTTATAGTACCAGATATATTAGCATTACCATTTACATTAATTCCCGTACTATCAACAGTCAATCTTCGAGTTGAACCATATACGATTTGTAAGTTACCTGCGGTGTTTGTTGTTAAATCGTTTGGTGATTCATATATTTTTATATTACCACCACTCCAACTTATTCCTTCGTTTGGACCGGGGTCGTTAAATGTGAATGCATTAACACCCGTGATATTAAAATTACCCATCGCAATAGCACCAGTCATAGTACCACCACTCTTTGGTAGTTTAGTACCTAATGATGTTGTAATCCCACTTGCGTATGAAGCATCATCATCGATAGCTGCGGCTAGTTCATTAAGAGTATCTAATGCGCCTGGAGCTCCACCAATTAAATCAGTTATTTCTGTTTGTACATATGCAGTTGTTGCTATTCTAGTAGAATTGTTATTTGCTGCTTGTGTTGGTGCAGTTGGGTTTCCAGTTAGTGCTGCTGATGAAAACATTGTTGCTTTCGATTCGTTTGTTACACTACCTAAACCAACATCACCAGCAGTAGTTGCTTGTGCTCTTAATTTACTATATGTTCCCTCATTATCAAATGTATCACCTGATAAGCTGAATGTAGTACCACTTAATGATAATCCAGTTCCTGCTGAATACGTTGTGTTTGTATTAGTATCGGTTGATGTTATAGTTATGGTACTTGCATCTGTTCTACTTACAGTAGTTGCCCCTGCACCAACAAATTTTACATCATCACTTGTTGAACCATTATGACCTGTACCACTTAATCTTAATTTAATACCACTTGAAGATACAACTGAAGTTGAATATCGATTTTGTGTATTTGTATCTGTATTGGTATCTGTAGAACTAATTACACCATCTTCAATTGTTACATTAGAACCTGCTGAGAATGCTTCTCTTACTTCTTCAGTTGATAGTTGAGTGTTAGTATCAGTATTTGTATCACTCCAAGGTACGTTAACGTACATCTTACCACTTGATAATTCTACAGGATAGTTCTTTCCATTCTCTGAATATCCAATTTTAACTAAACCTAAAGTAGAAGAAGTTGCCGTTGAATAAGTGGTATTGGTTGGAGTTGCCCAAGTGAATGAACCATCTGCATCACTTCTAAGGAATTGTGCAGTTGTTCCATTTCCTGATACGTTAAGTTGAGTTGCTCCAATTCCATTTGAAGTTACACTTAAACCAGATGAATTTTGAGTTAAAGATGTTCCTGCTGATACCGAGAATGTAGTTCCACTTAATCCAATTCCATTTCCTGCTGAATACGTTGTGTTGGTGTTTGTATCAGTTGAAGATATTGTTACTTCACCTTCTGATTCTGAAAGACTAACATTAGTTCCTGCCACTAGGTGTAAAGTTTCAGTTGAACCTAATGTAGTTCCAGTTTCACCATTTGTTGTTCTTACGGCTCTAAAAGTGTTTGTATCAGTATTGGTATCAGTCCAAGGTACGTTAACGTACATTTTTTCAGAGGATATCTCAACAGGATAATTTTTACCACTCTCTGTGTATCCAATTTTAAATCCACCTCTTGTTGATGATGAACCTAATGGTAATGAATAGTTATTATATGTGTTTGAATTAAATGCGTTTGAACCTAATTCTCTAGTTCCCACTACCCCACTACTATTAATCATTAGTGAAGTTGCTTCAGAAGATTGTCCTGAAGTTCCTGTTAGTTTTAGTGTTGTTAGTTCTGCAGATGAACCACTAACGATTACTTTTTTCCAATTTGGCATAATTTCTTTTCCTTTTAGTTATGGTTGGATACTCACAAAATATGAGCCCACTTCCCCACTATGGGGCCAATATCCAAAGATATGTATCAATAAATATGTAATAATTTTTTATTAAATAAAAAACCCCCTACATTTCTGTAAGGGGTCTTGTTGATATTATTCTGATTGAATTAATTGTTGAAGTTTTACTGCGGTTTCGTAAACTATTTGAACATCTCTTCCTTCAAAATTAGATTTGGCAATCAATTGTAAGAGGAACTCTAATTCTGTTTTAGTTAGAGATATATCTTTGTTACCTTTTCCTTCAGCTTTACTTCTTAAACTTTTAAAATCTTCCATAATTTTTTTTATAACTTTTTTTAGTTTCATTACTTATTATTCAACATAAATCCAAATATCTGTACCATCTACGTGAAGGTTTCCATTTTTTTGGTAGTTTACATCTGTTTTAACCTTAGCTACAGCTGCTACGAATGCATCAGTATCGATAGTAGTTTGTCCTGCGGTTGCTCCAGTAAAATCAAACGCCCATCTATCAGCTGTATCATCCCAACCAAATGATTTATTAGTAGCACCATTAATTACAATACCACCATCACCTTCTGTTGTTGCACCTCTGTT